AAGGAGTCCACGCCGCAGGAAAAGAAATCAAGCGATGTAGATCCTCAAGATGGGTCCTTTAATCCATCGGATTATGAGGACTACGGGGAAGAGATGGTTAAACTTGTTACGGCTGTAAATAAGCTTACGAAAGAAAATAAAACACTCAGGGACGGAGAAATCGGAAAAATAAAAAATCTTGAAGACAGAGTCGCCGTGTCCGATGAAGACCGTTTTTTTTCTAAACTTGAGCGTGTATGTCCAGAGTGGGAAAGCGTGGACGCCGATCCGAAGTGGCTCGAATGGCTTGCGGAATCAGATCCGTTGACAGGTGCCAGGCGGCAGGACATTTTGTCATCATTCCGCCAACGCCTTGATGTTAATGGTGTAGCTAATGTATTTAAAACATTCGGGAATAAGTCTGACGTCAATGGAACGCCCGCGCCCGTACATTCGGCAAGGGCCGTACCAAGACGTGCGGCGGCGTCTACTCCCGGAGGAGAAAAAAAACAAATCACACCGCAAGACTATAGGAATATGGCTACTGCGGTGACACGTGGCGAAATGTCACACGAAGACTTTGACAAAATAACGAAACAGTTTCAAACATCGTTACGAGGGTGATGGGTACAAAAAATGAAAACAGTATTTGGCGCCCTCTTTCGATTTTTTAAATATTAAAAATAATAGGAGGGTTTATCATGGGAGTAACAGCAGCGTCAGGAACGCCGCAATATTCAGGTACATTTGTCCCTGAAATTTGGTCCGGAAAATTTTTGGTTAAATTTTACATTCAGACATGTTTGACCAAAATTGCCAACACAGACTATGAGGGCGAGATCAAAAAAGATGGCGACAAGGTCATTATTCGGCAGATAGCGGATATTACAACGCGGAAATATAGCAAGGGCGCAAATCTTATCCATCAGCGCCCGGAAGCTCCGAACAAGGAGTTGGAGATTAGCGAGGCTCGGTATTTCGATTTTATCTGCGACGATATTGACAAATATCAAACCGATATGCGGTTGATGGATGCATGGACAACCAATGCTAACAAGAACATGCAAATTGATATCGAAAATGAAGTTTTTGCAGATATTTACAGCGATGCTGCCAGCACTAATAAAGGAGCAACAGCCGGTGCAAAAACAAGCGGGTATAACCTGGGCGCGTCCGGCGCTCCGGTAGCAATTACAAAGACCAACATCCTTGAGTTAATTGTGGACTCGGCGAGTGTCCTGGATGAAACGAACAGTCCCGATGATGACAGATGGTACCTTATGCCCCCGTTTGCAACGGGCATGATCAAGAAATCAGATTTGAAGGACGCGTCTTTGTCTGGAGATGCCGAAAGCATTCTTCGCAAAAAAAGCGGTGAGGTTGGGGAAGTTGGCGGTTTTATGCTTTATCGTAATAACAACTTGACTTCCGTTACGGACGGCTCTTTCACGGCATGGCATCTCATGGCCGGGCATAAGTCGGCCTTGTCTTTTGCGTCACAGATTACTGAGATGGACACTTTAAAAGCCGAAAGCACTTTTGGTCAGATTGTCCGTGGTTTGAATGCCTATGGCTATGAAGTCTTGAAGACATCCCAGCTTGCTGACGTGTATGTTCGCAAGGGATAAATAATTTGTGCGCCGGTTTTTGGTGCCGTTGCTTGGCATTTGTTCACCGTTAACCGGCGCACATTTCAATAAAAATTTATAAAACGAGGAGATAAAAAGCATGACTACGTATACGTTTTTAAACCAAGGGGCTGCGATTCCGTTCAATAGCGGAGTTCAGGCGCTTTTCAAAAGAAAGATTGATATTCCCGACCTGGTGACTAATGGAGGCCTTGCAACCACGGCAAATGTAGCCGCTACGCTTCCGTCAACCGGCTTTGCTGCCACTGATATTCTTGAGGTCTTTGATGTTCCCGCCGGAACTCTAATTCTCGGCGCAGGAATCCGTGTTTCTACCGTTGAAGGAGCCACCTGCACTGTTGACGTGGGTGTTACATCCGCAACCGAAACCCATTCCCTGGCTGCCGATACCGATGGGTGGCTAAACGATATTGATCTAAATGCTCTTGCCACTTCCATTACGACCAATGATCTCGGTTTCGGTACTGCGACCGGCCTTCTTTTCGGCCAGGTGTATGTTACCGACGGATCGATTGATATTTTGTTTAATAACGCGAGCACCGAAACTGCAATTTTCGATATTTGGGCATGGGGTTTCCAGGCATATTAATGTGCTGTTTAACATTTAATTTTTGATTATTGTGCGCTTATAGAGGCATGGGATGGCACAAAAAAACCTTCCCATGCCTATTCATTAAAAGGAGTGAATATGCCAAAGCAACGATATCTATTACAAAAAGACCAGGACTATGTTTATATTTGGACAGAAGCTTTGTCCGAAAAAAAAGGCTTCGTGGAAATAACTGAAGATGTAGCAAAAGAAATGATGGGCAAATCTTTACGCGGAAGAGTTAAAACAGAATATCTCGATGAGCGAGACATGAAAGACGTAACAAAAGAGCGGATAGAATTAAGAGACGAACTTCTATCGTCCGACGATGAAGAAATCCTCCCCCCCTTGGTTGATGACGGAAATTTTGATGCTTTATCCGCCGAATTCAATCGAATCGAGTCTATGACCAGTAAAAATCAATTAGAAAAATATTGTTTTAAACTTGGGATAGAGCTTGACAGGAGAGAAACGTTGTCGAATATGAAAGAAACTGTTAAACAAGCCGTTAAAAAAATAGAGGTTTAATTCTATATGGCTACAGCCACTAGAGTACCATCTATCCCTAACGTATCTCAACCAGGTGTTTTGCCATGGTTGCAATACTATCTTGATGTTGTCAAAGAAATAATTGAAATCAGGGAGGGTATTCGTGGCAAGTCAAGCATTGACCGGTTTGTTAAGCTCGGGGAGCTTGCTGATCTAATTTCGTCTGAATACGCCTCCCTTTCAAGCGGGGCTGGTTATTACGAAGTTGTAACCCATGCGGGAAACCATACGGTATTATACTCGGATCTTAACAAGATTCATTTATACACAGCGGCGGCCACGATAACGCTACCGGCGATGAGAGCCGAGGACATCGGCAAGTGGATGGATATACGAAAAAGAACTACGGGAAATATAACCATAAACTGGTCTGGATCTGATTATATAATCGATGCCGGGACAACCAGTTTGACCAATACTAACGCGGCTGAGAACTTCGCTGTTATCCGGTTGGATGTAGAGGTGACAAACGCTTGGGGAATAGGATATCAATTGGGGACATGGAGCTAAAAGAATATGGGATCATCAAAATATACAGTCGGCGCTATGGTCGATACGGTTGAGCAAAAACTACAGGATGAAGATAATGGACAATGGCTAAAAACCGATCTTGTGAATTTATATAATCTTGTTCTCCGTAAAATATCATCCATGAAGCCGGAAAGTTATTCGGTTACAACTACAATGCTTTTGGCGGTTGGAGTTAAGCAGGCGATACCTTCGGTTGCTTTTGGCTTTGATTCTATCACAAGGAATATGGGTACCGATGGAGCCACGGACGGGAACGGTGTCCGGGAAACAAACATTGAACTATTAACAACATGGCTACCAGACTGGTCAGGAGCGACGGCTACAACGGATATCAAGCATTTCATGCGCGGCGATAATATGCCGGATCGGTTTTATTGTTATCCGCCCTCCGATGGGACTGGGTATGTTGAACTTATCTATTATAGAATCCCTCCGACAACCACATATGACGCGGACGGCGAATGGGAAAATGAAATAATCCCGTTGTCTGATCAGTACGTGGACACAATAATGAACGGGATTTTATACATGGCATATGACGATGATTCCGACATTCCCGGAAACGCGCCACGCTCTGAGGTTTATTTCCAAAGGTTTCTGGCATCATTGCAAATGAAATCCCCGGCTAAGGGGTCAGGAGGCACGCCATGACAACGAATTTAACAGAATGGGAGCAAGAAATAGCCGGGATGGTTCCAGGCTGCCCGGCTTTTTTGATAACGAGACAGGTGCGGGAATGTGTCAAGGATTTTTGCAGGGAAACGTTATTGTGGGACTACACCCTGGATGAAATAAGCGTCGTTGATGGGACAAAGAATTATACGCTTTCGATCCCTTCCGTCCAGCAGGGTCAAATAATTGAGATAAAAAACATTAAATATAAAGATGATGGGGAAGACGATGACCAATACTCCTCATTATCACCAATTGTTGAGACCGACATGGACATGACGGACAGCGGGAGCTGGGAGTTTGCGGACGGAGGGACGCCGAGCAAATTTTATTTTGACATGAAAACCGATACTGTTTATTTGTATCCAATACCTGGTGAAGACAGCGCATCTGGATTGAGGGTTAAAGTATATCTTATGCCAACCGAAGATGCGACTTACGTTCAAGACTTTATTTATGATAAGTACAAGCAGTTGGTCACAGATGGGGCCGTGGCAAGCCTTTTAAGAATACATGGGCAACCATGGTCAGACCCGGGCATGTCCCAATTTTATAATTCAGAATACGAGCGCAAGCGTGACAATTTGAAAATGAAAAAATGGACAGGGTTCACCAATAAACTTTTAAGAATTATTCCAAGGGGCGTTTAAGGTTACGATATGACAGAATATCTATTTGAAAATAACGCTGAAAGCAACTTATCCTCCGAGATCGGCACCGCGAACACTACAATCGGTGTAACCGCCGGGGACGGTGCGCTGTTTCCTTCCCCTGGGTCTGGCGAGGGGTTTTACATCCTGGTGGAAGAGGGTTCCGATTCCGAATGGATGCTTTGCACAGGGAGAAGCACGGATACCTTAACGGTTACTAGAAATGCGTCCCCATCATCTTTCACAACGTCAGCGACCGTTGATCTGAAAATGAACGCAACGATTCTTGAAAGTTTTTTTCAGAAAGGCAGCAACCAGACAGCAAGCGCTGACCCAACCGGGACCGCCGCAAACTACACTGGGGAGGAAATCCTTGATTCTACTCATGATATATGGTATAAGCACGTAACGGGGACAACATGGAAAGCAATGACACCTACGAGCTAA